CAGTTGTTTGAACGCCTCGAGCGGGTCTTTCGCGGTGATCCCCAGTGCCCGGAACTTCGCCGGCGCCTTCCCCATCTCGACCGACAGTTTGTTCAGCGATGCCGCAATGCTGTCGATATCCCCGCCGGACTGCTTCGCCGCCAGCTTCAACCCGGACAGCGTCTCGATCGAGATCTTCGTCGTCAGGTTCAGGTCGTGCAAATGGTCCATCGCATCGATCGAGCCCTTGATCAGGTTCGCGAAGTAACCGACCGACAGCCCGATGCCGAGGCCAGCGAGCACGGACTTCGCTGACGCGACTGCGCCCTCGATCCCCTTCATGGTGCGATCGACCGTACCCTTGGCGGAAGCCATGTCGGCAGTCAGTCGCGCCAAATTCGCGAACATTTGGACTTCAAGTTGCCCTGCGATCACTTCAACCTCCTAGAGTTGCGCAAGCGCTCGTATCGCTTCCTGCATGGTCTTCGCGACCCCGGCCACATCCGGCGTATCCGATCGCCACGGCGCCTTGGCGTCGCGCTTTTCGGCGGCGCGGGATTCGGCGAGGTAGTCGCACGACAAGCGCCGCAGCGTGCGCGCTTCCCACGCGCTCAAGTCGATACCGGTGTTCGACTGCCACGCCCTCAGTTCCTCGTGCGTCACCGGCCCGGAGCCCGCGCCGGCGGCGACTACCGGGCCGACTTCCCACAGGTACGAGAGCAGATATCCGGCGCCCTCCACGGCAGGCATGTCAGGTTCGGTTGCAAGGCTTTCGCGACGGGTGAACAGCGGCTTGTCCGACTTGTCGGACTGCGCCCGCTCCGGCACGGCGTTGAGCCATGCGCTGTGCCGGATGAACAGGCTCAGCTCGTCGTAGAGGGCTTCGAGAAATTTGCCGTTTCGTTGATGAACGCGCCGACCTGGTCCCGCACGAAGGACAGCCCCTGGTCGGTGTACGTCTCCATCCACAGCGCCTCGCCGGTTGCGCCGGAATCGCTTTCGATGTTCTCGAAGCTCTGCGTGCAGCCGCACAGGAACTCCGCATTCGTGCGCGCGGCCTCCTCGGCGCTTTCCTTCGTCTTGCCCTTGATCTTGAGCAGATCGAGGTTGTGGTTCTGCCGCGCATTCAGCGCGCGCGCATACTGCTTCGACCCGGGGCCGTACAGGTGAATGCGCATCGGCCTGGCACGATCGCCATCGGCATACATCAGTTCATCGTTGGCGTCCTTCAGATGCAGGACGCCAGTTTCCGCCATGCGGTATTTGGTCAGCGTTGTCATTCTTTCCTTTTCACGTTGGTTAATTGACTTTCCGTCACGGCCCTTACGGTTGCGGCACGATCACCGGAATGCGGCAGATCGCCAGGTCGACGTTGATCTTCTGCACGTCGTTGACCGACCCGTCCACGTACTCGAACTTGCTCACCATCACCTCGAGGTAGTGGAACGAATTATCCGGATAGCGGATCTCGACCGAGTAGCGGGCGTTGGATTCGGATGCCGTTTTGAGCAACGCCTGGCCCGCGTCTGCGGGGATGTAGCCGATCACCAGCGACATGTCGCCGTAGTTTTTCGAGCCCTTGACCTTCGTGACCACGGCGGTATCGACAGGCGTGAACTCGGTCACCGCGGCGGTCATGCCGTGGTTTTCGTAGGTCTCCACCTGGCCGATGGGCGAGAACACCAGCGACGAAACGTCGTAACCCCCGACGTCGTAAGTGACCGGGAGTTGTGCGCTGATGCCGATTACCGCACCGGCCATGCCTTCGATAATCGTGCGTTGTGTCATGATAAATTCCTTTCAGGAATTAAAAAGCGATTTAGCGATTCAGCGATTAAAGGCGCGAAGCTCCACGACCCAATCCCCCAATCCCTTAATTGCCGAATCGCTTGTTGTTAAACCTGCGCCACAATCACCGGCACGCGGCAGATCGCCAGGTCGACGTTGATCTTCTGCACGTCGTTGACCGATCCGTCCACGTACTCGAACTTGCTGACCAGCACATCGAGGTAGTGGATGGACGTGTCCTGGTAGACGATCTTGATCGTATAGCGGTTGTTCGATTCGGAGGCCGTCTTCAGCAGCGCCTGGCCGGTGTCCACCGGTACATAGCCGATGACGAGCGACATCGTGCCGTAGTTGCGCGAGCCCTTGACTTTCGCTACCACCGCGGTATCGACCGGCGTGAACTCGGTGACCGCCGCGACCATGCCATGGTTGGCATAGTTCTCCACCTGCGCGACGGCGGACAGACCCCCTACCGCGCCATAGCCGCTCGCGTCGTAAGTGGTCGGCAGCGCGGCGCTGATCGAGAGCACCGCCCCGGATAGTGATTCGATGATCGTTCTTTGTGCCATGGCGGTGCCCTTTCAGGAATAAAAAAAGCCGCTTTCGGCGGCTTCGGTGATTTGCTTGGTAAAACTGCGTGCTACGGAGAATTCCAGCGGACGATGAAATCGCGCGACCCCGAATAGAGCGCGCTGGCGTCATCCGACAAATCCGGGCCTTCGATGTCCGGCAATATCTGGTCCACGTCGATCGAGTTCACCGTTCCATGCGTGTGCGGGCAGGCGGCCAGCACCAGTTTCAGCAACGCCCGGACGCCCGGGTAGCCCAGCCCCGCCGGCGTGCCCTGCGGCCCCTTCAGCAGCACGCTGACCTGCACGCGGTCGGTATGCTGAACGCGCGCGTCGTTCATCTTCACCGTGTTGCGCGGGATGCTGCTGATCTGCGTGATGGCGATGGCGGGCAGCACGGTGTTCAGCGGCAGATCGCCGGCCATGATGCGGGTGGCGGGGACGACCGCTGTCACGGCTGCGGCGTTGGCCAGCAAGTAGCGAATGACGGCGACACCAGACATAAAGGCTAGTGCTGCGTACTGCGTACTGCGTACTGCGAGAACGCGCGGAGCGCTGGCTTTTTAGCACTCAGCACACAGCACTCAGGACGCCTTTGCATTTTATTCGTCCCCATCGATTGTCACACCAGACGTGTCGAGTCCCTGCTTCGTGGCCAAGCGGGCCTTCATGTATTCGGCGGCGGCTACTACGGCGGCGCCCGCCTGGGCATCGAGCGCCGGGCGCATGAAAGGATGCGGTCGCGCGCCGGGATGTTGCACCGACTTGGCGAAAATGCCGCCGAACGAAAGCCAGCCCTTCTTCGCGGCGATGTTGTGGGCCTTCGTTCCGAATTCGACCCACTTCGCCACGAACGCGTGCGGGCCGGTTGCTTTGAGGCTGGCCGTCACCCTGCCACCACGCGCGCGCGTGGATACCTTCAGGCCCTCCGCCAGCAGGTTCGACACCGAATGGATGTTCGACTTCGCGATCGGTGTGACCGTGTTCATGCCAGCGCGCAACGCGCCGCGCATGATGTTTTTCTCGATCTTCACCGGCAGTGTGTCGAGAAACTTCTGCAGGTCCACGAGGCCCTTGACGTGGACTTCGCTCATGTCGCGATCCGCTCGCACATCATTTCGATCAGTTCCTTCCTGCCGCCAACCGCGGCCGGTCCGCCGACGATCTGCAGCACGGTATTCGACGCGTCGCCGTACACGGTGATGCGCATGGAACTGTCGATGTCGTCCCGGTAGCGCATGCGCACGCGCACCTGGTTCCTGGCCACCGCCAGCCCCATCAGCACACTCTCGGCTTTCGAGGGCAGCGCGTCCTGCACTTCGGCACGGTAGCGCTCCGGCTGCCCGCTTACCGTGGACAGCGGCACCCAGGTGATCAGCTCGGTGCCATAAGTCGGATCAACCGCCACCGATTTTTTTTCGACGCCGATCTGGCGGTCCAGTTTCGCGGCTTGCATCAGGCGTGCCCCACCCTCTCCCTACCCTCTCCCGTCAAGGGAGAGGGAATAAATTCAAAGGGACTTATATCGTTAACGTGCACTTGCAAACCCGCATGTGCACGGCCCGTCACACGTCCGACTGAGACAATCAGGAGAGCATTCATGCGACATTTCAAGCAACCGTTTGGCACGATCAGCAAAAGACTTGCGGATATCGCTCATTTGATCGTCCAGAATCTCTTGCAGTAACTGCGTCAACTTGGTTTCACGAAACGAGCGAGTCATATATATAAGGCCCAATTCAAAGACGTGCATGCGGTTGACCTTTCTCCCTCTCCCCTGGCGGGAGAGGGCGGGGAGAGGGGGTCATCCCGGCCCCGCCAGCAACACCAGTTCGTGCTCGTGTTTGCCCTTGAGCACTTGCACGGGACCGAAGTATTCGGCAACCCAGCGTGTCCATTCGCTCTGGGTCAGGATGGTCACGTGCGCATTTCTCCCGTCGGGCAGTTTCGCCCGCGCCAGGATGGTGCTGATGGCGAACAGCGCCGTGGCGCCCTTCATGCGAATTTCGGTGAGGATCTGGTCCACAAAGGCCATCGGGATATGCTCCATCAGGTCACACGCCAGCACCAGGTCGAAGCGCCCTGCCGGCATGACTTTGTATTTTCCGATCGCCGGGTCGTAGCGCGCGATGCTGCGCTCTCCATCGCGCCAGAAGTGCGCGGCCAGATCGGAGCGCCCGCAGCCGTAATCCAGAATCGACTTCGGCTTCAGCTCCGCCACCACCCGCGCCACCACCGGCAAATACTCCTCGGTCGACGAGTCGCCATAGTGCCGCGTCGAGTGCATTTCCTTGTACGCGGCGATATGGTCGTGGTAGTCCGGCAAATCCTTGCGGAATGCGAAGGCGGATATGCTCGCCCTGCCCGCATCCGTCTCGTGCGTGCTCACCTCGATCAGCCGGAATCCGTACAGCGCCATCCAGCCGGTGAAGCCTTCCGGTGTCCAGTAGTACATATGCTCGCCGGGCCGGTAGTGCTTGGATTTTCTGATCTCGCGCAAATCCTCGAACACCGGAATCGATGCGAACAGGTGCGCGCCCTTGCGCACCGAGCGCAGCACCGCGCCCGGGTCCTCCATGTGCTCGATCGTGTCCCACAGCGTCACCGCGTCGAACGCATGCGGATCTTCGCCGTACATGACGGCATTTTGCAGCCGCCCGACCGCCTGCGGGTTGATATCGTAGCCCTTGGCGGCATAGCCGGCCGCGACCGCGTCGCGCACGAATGCGCCGGACCCGGCCCCGACGTCTAGAACAGTCACGCCGGGCTGGATATGCCTGGCCAGCATCGCACAGCGCCCCGCGTTGACCGCGCGCGCGATCGGCGTGCCCTCGTAGGCGTCCACCTTGGCGAGATAGTCCGCGCCGTAGTCCACGCGGCCCGCCTTCATGTTGGCCTGGTAGGCGACGCCACGATGCTCGCACAGCGCCAGGTCGGCATCCATGACGAGGTCGAAGCGCTTGATCAGCCTGTCGATGTCGAGCGCTCCCAATATGCGAGACAATCGTATGCGGCAAAACGCACTTCGTCTCTCGGCAAAGACATCACAAGGTTATGTACCGGCGCTTGCAGTGGCCAAAATTCGTGGAACAGCACTCGCCCGCATCGCTTCACCAATCCGAAATCGGTATAGGTATCGTGCGCGTGGTCGCCGTCCTGATAGCAGAAATCGAAGTCCAGAGCCTTGATAAACGCGGCCTTGTCGGCGTTGTCCTTCGCGTCGTAGAACGAGATGTTCTTGATGCCGAGGTAATCGACGATCTCGCGCTTCATCACCGGCATTTCGTCGATGCTTACGCACACGACCCGGTCGAAAAACTGCGACAGGATCACCGCCGTGATTCCGTGGAAGGTGCCGATCTCCAGGCAGCACTTGCCGATCTTCCCGCGCCCCTTGGCGATGGACCACAAGAACTCCTCGAACTCCGCGCACGCGCTCGATCGCCCGAACGCCTTCTTGCCGAAGCGCTTGAAGATCGCGTTCATGAGCGGCGTCGAAAACGGCCCGTGCGTGATCTCGCCGATGATCTGTTCCTCATCGCCGTTGGTGCGGATGCGCTCGTTCAGCATGGCGCTTCCCCATTGAAACCGACGCAAGCAAAAGACCAGCAAAGGTCTCTTTCTGAATTAAGCACGTCCACGAAACCGAGGTCGCGCAGCATCTGCGCCACGTCCGCCGGATAGAACAGGTGCAGGTGCTTGCGGCAGTGCTGCGGCCGCCAGTATTTTTGCGCTGGGTGTGGCAGGTACAAAAACAGCACGCCGCCCTCACGCAGCCGTGTTTTCCAGTGCTCGATCGCGGAGACCGGATCGCTCAGGTGCTCGATGCAATGAGAGGAAAAGATGTAATCCCATTTCCCTTCCGGCAACGCTTGCGCGTTGTGCGCCAAGGCGCGGTCAACCGGCTGCGCTCCTGGCAGCGGCCATCTGCCTGCGCCCACGTCCAGCCCGCGGCCCTTGCAGAACTGCGCCGCGAAGGGCTGCGCGAACTGCATGGCATTGCCGTGCTTCAGATATTCCGGATATGTGGCCCCGTCGTACTCGTAGAGCAGCGGATTCAATCGGACACCCTTTTGCGCAACAGCGACTTGAGTTTCCCGTCGAACGTCAGCGGGTACTTGTCCGCGTTACCGGCGAGCCATGCGCGTTCCAGTTCCGGCCGGTGTCCGATCGGGTCCGCCGGATCTCCGGGGCGCCATATCTCATCTACGTTGTGCATGCCGCTGGTGAAAAAGTCGAAACCGGTCAGGTGGACCCGCGCCGGCTCGCACGCCAGCACGTCGAGGATCGCCGCGAACCCGGTGCTCGGGATATGCCCGCCCAGCAGGTTGAACGTCTCCATGAAGCGCTCGACCGTGGGCACGTAGGTGTCGCAGAACCACCAGTCCTTGCGCAATTCGTAGATGTAACGGAAATCGATTCCGTTTTGCTTGTTGTTGGCTTCGTGCCATGGCGATTCGATCGGCTTGGCGGCCGGGCATTTGTTCCAGCACAGCCGCACGCCATCGTCACGCAGGTGCTCGGCTTTCTTGCGCATCGAGTTTCCGTAGAACGAATAATGCACGTCGCAGCGCAGTCCCTGCCCAATCCCTCGC